CGAGGAGTAAATGCTTCTTCTAGTGCGATTTTAGCATTAGCGATAGCAGTTTCACGTACAGCTTTAGCATCAGCAATTGCTTCTTTCAACAATTTTGAACTTGCCATTTGTTTCCTTATTTATCGGATTTCTTAAGCTATTAGATTTGGAGCTTAAATAGAATTTTTTTGATTGGTGTTTTCACTACACATAGAGGTGAGTATTCAGTTACCAATAGAAAAACGCATATAAAATACGTTATTATATGAATAAATATATAAAAGTTTGAGAAAACACAATTTTTCTAAAAAATTCTTTAGAAAATGTAAATATAATCAGTATGTTTATCTGATTTGAGCTTTTGACGAATACGCTCATCTGAACAACCAAAGAAGTTGGCTGCATCTATAATTGAATAAAATTCTTTACCATCACAACTTATGATAGGTAATTCTAATGTAATGTTTCTTTCCCACAAATCTTGCATTTCGTTGTAGGTAATATCCCAACCATCTACTTTCTTCCAATGACGGTATTTGGGATTGTTTGATTCTATGTAGTTTCTAACCATTGATTCACTCATATCACCACCAATCAATTCTGCTACCTGTTTTGGATTCTCAAAAGGAATTCCATCAACTTCGTATTTAATTTCAGGCTTTGTTTCCTCACCAATGATTTGCCACTCTTTGTATTTGGATTTAGTTGAACGACATCTTCTTTCAATTTCAGTAGCTACTAATGTATTTGGATTTATAGTAATCGCAGCTTCTCTAAAACTTCTATATGAATTACCATCAATAGTACAAACGTAATTATCACCATTAACTATACCCTCAGTTGCTATATCTGGGTTTCCTTTTACAAATATTAATATGTTTTGATGAACCGATGCTATTTTACGATTTCTTTCAAAATAGGTATCAACAACTCTGGATGCCTGATGCTGAGAGTTAAATAATATCATATCGTTATAGAAGTGTAATCCCGCTTCCTCACAGGCTCTAATCGTTTTCCATACCAATCCTCTATACTTTCCGATTTTGTAATTTCCGGTTACTGATTGTTCTCTTACTTCGGATACTACTACTGCAAAGAATCTATCGTTTTTTAATTTTCTAGCTGCTTTGTTTAGAATAGAGTAATATTTTTTATCAAATGAATCTACATCCATATTTGAAAGGTCAGCCGGGTCATCCGTATATTTTTCTAAATCATAATATGGTGGACAAGTAAATACAAAATCCTGAGTATTGTCATGTATAGCATCAATTACCCATTCACTATCTCCTGTAATCCAGGTTGGTTTTGTAGATTGTTTTTTATTAGCTTCAACTTGTTCATCCGAAAGGTCAATACCATTATAAACGTATCCCATTTCAGTTGCAACGATACCTCTAACACTACCACCTGCAAATGGGTCTAATACTCTACCTTCTTTTGGACAAAACCATTCATACATTTTTTCACAAAGAGTTGCATCAAAGATAGATACCGTATTATCTTCCCAAAAACGAGCTCTGGACTGGGTATCCTCTCTACCCAATTCCGATTGAATATTATAGGTGTTAATCCACCATCGCTTACGCTCCTGCCATTCTTTAGAGCGTGTATCTAAAATTGAAAAAGGCTTAATCATATGTAAATATACGAAAAAAGCTTGGAATAACCAAGCTTTTAAGAATATTTATTTAGAATTTATTTATTTATTTGGAACACAATTTGGAACTTGCTTACCACCCTTATCTTTCATACCAATTTGTTGATATCCTTTCCAACAAGGTGATTCTTCTTTTACCACACTTTCTTTACTAATATTTTGTTTTTTGTAATTAGATAGTGTTTGTAATGCGTTTTTTAATCTTTGTTGAATAAGGTTTTTTTGTTCAGATGATTTGGTTGCTGCCATCTTATCTTTTAGTGCCTTAATTCTATTATTAAGGTTTTGTATTTTTTCACCAGTTGATTTTACAGGTTCTTCGTTAATATTTTCGTTTGAATCACCATATTCGTGATAGTTTCCAGATGCTTGAGAAATTAAGTTTTCTGCTTTAGCTATATGGTCTTGAATCCAAGCTGGGATTTGTTTTTCATCCTCACCCATTTTAGCTTTCAATTCAGTTGCCATCTTAATAATGGTATCCAATGAATTGTTTGCCATAGAAACTTCATGGTCTTCACCTTCACCTTCTTTAATGAATGCGTTTGCAAATGGATTAGAAACAACTTTACCCATTTCAAATTTACCAAATGCTTTTTGAGATATTAAACCACCTAAACGAATCATAATTATTTCTTTTTACCTAATCTTTCTTTCATTGTATCTACAGAGATATCAGCGATTTCATAGTAACGATTTAAGATGTGGCCCATATCTTCATATAAAGAATGTAATCTTTCATCCATTGAGTTTGCTTCAACAGCGAACTTATCAAACGATTTACCTAACTTATCTAATTCTTGCATATTTCTTTTTACAGTCACTGCATCAAACCAATCACCGCTTTCTCTTAATGTCATTTCTTTTGCAGCCTCAACGATAGCACCTAAAGTATTTGCAACTTCAGTCAAATCAGATTGTCTTCTCATTTGGTCTTGGAAAGTATTATAAGTAGAAATAATCTCTAAGAAGTGTTTTTTAACTTCGTTTGATAGTTTTCTATCTTCTAAGTTTTCAGCTAAACTGAATTTACCATTAACTATCTTTACTTCTTTCAAGTTAGTTTTACGGATATCATTGTATGCTTTATGCACAGTTGTTCCTTTTGGTGCAGCAACGTTTAAGGTTATCTTATTGTTGTGTACGAAATCGTATATATCAAAATTCTTTGCCATTCTTATGCTATTTCAGTTATTATTTCTCTCATTAAGTCTTGTGCTTTACAGAAGTCTCCGCAAACATCAGTTCCGATTTGTTGTAAACCTCTATTAACCGATTCGTTTACAGGTACCATAAATGCACCATGTGTAGATGGGTTAGATACGAAATCCCAACCAATCAATTCAAAATCTTCTTGTACCTCTACTTTGTTTCCAGATAAGTTACGAGTAGAACCCATACCTCTTGATGAGATACCTAATAGAATACCAGCCTTCAATAATTCTTTTAAGATATTACCAGATGGAGTAGATAGAACTTCAACAGTTCCAACTAAATCATCACCGTCCCAATGAATCTCTCTAATATTATGAGAAACATTCTTTAAGTTGATTACAGTAGAATCCGGATGGTCTAATTCACCTAATGCTCTACGCTCTTTGATGAATTGTTCATACTTCTTAGCTTCTCTCATTAAGATTTCTTTCGGATAAATTCTTCCGTTTTGATTCTCAGCACCAGCTCTTTGTAGAATACCTTTAACAATGGTTCTTCCACCTTCATCTTCTTGTACCTTTCCCTCAAATAATTTTGTTTCTATTAAAAGTCCTTTCATTATATATTCTTAGTGTTTAAGTAAATCATTTATTACTTTATCGTATAATCTCATACTATTTGTATTACCGGCGCCATCAAATCTTTTTTCTTTTTGTAAATATGAAACAACTTTATTTTTTAAAAGTTTTTCAACATCATTATTTTGAATCATTTTTTTGATAGCTGCTTTAAAATCATCTAGTTCAGGAAATTCATTACCATCAGCATCTCTTGCTTCATTTTTACTAGCTCTTAAATCTGCTAAATCATCTCCCTCAATATCACCATCCTTATCAGCATCTAATTTTTTCTGCCCACCAACTAATGCTTCATTCTTATCACCCTTACCATTCCAAGCAGTATCTACTTTATTAAAAAATGCTTTCTTTTCTTCATCACTCATAGATGGGATAGATTTTCCAGCTTTTTCTAATGCTTTAGCAAAGAATGCTTGATATTCGTTTTCTTCTACCATTACTTCTTTAACTAATTCTTTTAGTCTTGATTTTGTAATTGATGTGTTCATATTATAATGTTCTAATTTTTTCTGAAAGATTCATTAGCCTTTCTTTTATCTTATGTAAACTCTTATTTGTTCTTTTATAGTAATCTCCTCTCTTAACTCCATTCTCATTCTTTATTTTAGAATACCAGTTAACAAATTTCTCTACCTCACCTAATTGTTGTTTGATAGATGTTACACCTCTACTCATTTTAGCTTTAGGTGAACCATCTCCGTTTTTAATTTCTAACCAACGATTTTCATTTAAACTAGCTTCCTCATCATCCTTTGCTAATATCATACCACTCTTATCAGCAATACCACCAGCATCTGCTGAACTAATTGCTGTTGGTTTCATTGTTAATGGTTTTTTAGAATTAGCAGGAACATCGTTTTTCAACCAATCCTTACCTTCTTCTAAATCATCAACAACTTCACCACCAGTTACGTTAGCTAATCTTTTGTTTTTCTTTGCAGTTTGACCTGGTTTAGAAAATGCCGCCGGAGTATCATACCCAGCAACTGCACCAGTTCCAGTCATTTCTTCCAATTCCTTTTCGTCTTGGATTTCTTTAACTATACCTCTGATTATTTCTTTTAGTCTATTTGACATTTACCTTTGATTTTAATTCTTTGATTAACTCATAAGAAAGCATGATAGATGAAACATTATTATCAGTTACAGTTTTACCAATTTTCATTTTTTCTAAAACAGAAATAGTTTCTGCCAATTTAATTGTAGTTACTTTATCTGATATTTTAGACTTGATGGATTTTAGTTCTTTCACAATCTGTGGAAGTTCTACCGCTAAATAATCTTTAAATTTAGATGTATTAGACATGTTATTAATATATTCTTTTAACAATCCCTTTTGTTTTTCATCTAAATTTGTGTATTTTTTATTGAAAGTCTCAACAAGAATCTTATAGGTTAATAATCGTAGGTCTTTATCTTGTTTTTTGTAGGTTTCAATCAATTTAGTATCATCCGTTTTGTTAGCTTTAACTACGGTTGGTCTTGAGATGATATTTTCAATCAATGTAATCTTTGAATTGAATATATCCTTAATATCGTAGTTTTCGGACTTCTTAGATTCAAATACTTTATATATTGAAGCTAATACTTTATAGTTAGTTATAGGAGAAGATAGAAATTGCTCTAATTCAAACTTTTCATTAATTTGTTTAATAAGATTATACTTCTCTTTTACAAGTTTAGTCTCATTTAATTTACTATGAGCCTGTGATACAGTATCAACAAACATTTCGGCTTTTGATTCCGAATTGTATTTTTCTTTTAATAACAAATCGTAAAGGCGTAATTCTTTATTTAATTCAGTCCCAGCTGCAAAGAATTCCTTTACTATATGTTTTGCGTTCTCCGTTTTGTCCCCATTAAGAACTTCTAATGTTATTTGTCTTACTAATAATTCAAATAACACTCCAGTGTTCTTAACTTTGGAATGTTTTATTTTTTTCATTTATTTACCCTATAATTTAACCTATTGTCCATAAACTAACACATATAAATATAAACTTTTTAATGTTTATTAAAATTTGGTGTCATCTAATAGATTATTTTCATCTAAAAGGTCAGATTTTTGTGTTTTTTCACTTAAAATCTTCTTTTTTGCCGAAAGTCCATTAATATATTCACGTGCTATTTTCTTGTTTGATTCGTTTGTACGAGTTTCTCTTTTTCTTTCTTTCTCGTTTTCTTTATTACCCAGTGGGTCTCTACCATATGGATGCTTATCTTTACCATATGTATTTCCTTCTCTTGGTCTACCACCTTTATTATCAACAATCTCCTGCTTCATCTTTTGGATTTCTTCTTCTACGTTTTGTTGTTCTGGTGGATTTGCTGGGTCTTGTCCTTGTTGTTCAATTGAGTTATATCTGAATCTATCTTTAAGGTCTAATACCATCTTAGCTCTTTCCATGTCCATCTCATCTTCACTCATACCAAATACATTATGGTAAACCCAATCAGTAGATAACATATTCAACCCTTTCATATCAGTTGCTAATCTAACTTTCTCACTCCAAAGATTTACTTTCTCTTGCTCATATATTGTAGAAGCGTTGGTTAAAGTAAGTTGGAAGTTTGTCATTTCAGAATCATCAATACCTTGTCCAGCTAAGTGTACAATTGCTACCTTATATAATTCACTAACAATTGTTCTTTGAATTCTTTCGATTGTTCTAGCAAAACGAACATCTTGTGCTGCTAAAGTTGCTTTACCATTCACATCTTCCTCATATCCTAAAAATGCTTTAGGTATTTTAAGTGCTGCAAATAATTTAGCTTTTAAATAATCAATATCCTCTACTGCCGAATATTCTAATCCAGCTAAGTTTTCAATAGCAGTACCACTATCTCCACCTCTAACGGGTAAGAAGAAATCTTCAGTAAGGTTTTGAATATTGTATTTTAAGTTGTAATCTCCTGTATTTTTATCAACGAATGGAGTTTTCTTCATTTTGTTGATAATCTTTTGCATATAGTTATCAACTTCATTAGGGTTGATGTTACCAATATCAATTTTGAATATTCTCTTTTCAGGAGCTCTCATAATACGATGGATTAACATCGCATCTTCCATTAATTGTAATTGTTTCCAAACTCTACGGCCGTTTTCAATCATAGCCTTACCATATGGTAGGAAGTTTGTATCCGAAAGTAAACGGAAGTGAGCCATTTCATAGTTCTCATATTCCTTTTTACCAAATCTGTCTAATTCAACTTTAAACTTAACATAGTTTTGATTCATTGGGTCAGTACCTTCCAATCTTTCCGTATTATATACAGAGTATGGAGTTACATTAATAATACCCTTACCTTCTGCCATTTCTAATGCTAAAAAGAAATCACCATATTTTACTAAGTTTCTAGTCCAAGGCCAAAGGTTAAATTCTATGTTTATAATATCATAAAATAAGTTATGTAGTATTGCACTTACATTTTCATTTGATGATTTGATTGTTAATATATCACCATATTCATTCTTTGTTGTAGATTCATCTGAATAGATATCTAATGCCGATGCGATAATAGGGTCGTTATCCATAGCATCATAATCTCTGAATAACTCTCTACGAACCTGATGGTATGCCATTGATTGTGCACCCTGATTTGTTTCGTAGTATGACCTTTGTAATTTTGTATATCTATCTCTAAGATTTACAAAATTTGTATTCATTTGTTTTTCATCCGTATCAACAACTCTACGCTTACCGTCTTTATCAACGGTAACAATAGCATTTGTTGAAAATAATTTCTTTAGTCTACCAAAAAAACTTTTACTATCATCTAATTCTTGTTCTGCCATAATTTATTTTATCAGTTTTCTATTTTGACATTCTATAACATAAATATCGTAAAATGTCAAAACACTACAACCATTGTGATAAATCTTCAAATCCATCACCAACTCTCATTTTCCAAGGGTTATCATTCATAGTATCATTACCACCATAAATTCCTTGAGATGTATTTGATGTGATACCACTTACCGCTTGTTTGGTTAAATCTATACCTTCTTGTCTTAAACGAAGTGCCGTATCTCTAACCCATAACCCAATTGATATAGCCATAACTAAGTCATCATTATAACCCTTCATAGCTTCTGCTCTACCATTCATATAAATAAATGTAAATAGTTCATCTATCAAACGATTAGAACGAATTATAATTGATTTCTCTCTAAAGTAATCAGTTAGTTTAGATATGATTAAAGGTCTAGTTTTAGAAGTAGTTGAAAAACCAGCTACCAATCCTTTATCCTCTGCTCTATATCTATTTGTCATCTGATTCTCTACGTCAATGTATTTCAAATCCTTACTCATATAGAATAAGTTTTTATAATCTCTATCAATTACTTGCTGGATTGTTGCCCAACCAATGTTTGCATTCTCTATTACAAGAAGTGCATCGTTATATTCAGTTGAAAGTGCTACTAAGAAGTTTCCAAAATCTTTTGTATCAACTTTACCTTTGTATTCAGCTACTTGAACCGAATTAACTATATCAATTACATGACAAGTAGAATAATCTGCTCCATCACCTCTGGCCACATCGGCTACTACCATATAGGATTTAGAATAATCGGGATGTTCCCATTTCCAAAGATTTCCATCAAATCCACCTTTCTCTATTGGGTCTTGAATATATGTTTCTTTATAAAACATTAGGGTTTCGGGTTCAACTACAGTTTCACCAGAAGATACAAAATCACAATCACATTCTTGTGCTGCTTTCTTTACACCTAATAGTTTTTCTTGCTCATCTCTCCATTTCTGGTCTCTTTCCGGATGCACTGTCCAATGTAATCTGATTGTATTGAATGGGTTTCTACTTTCCTCAGCTCCTAACCAAGTTTGGTGAAACCAATTACCCACACCATTAGGAGTAGATAGTGCAATACAACTACCACCCGTTGAAAGGGTAGATTGTGCTGATACCCAAATCTCATCAATATCATCAATGAAAGCGGCCTCATCAAATATAAGAAGTGATAAGGCTTCAGAACGTCCTGCATCAGGAGAAGAAGCAATAGCCTTAATTTGAGAACCATTTTGCAAACGAAGGGAAAGCTTGTTATCTTCCATAGAACCTCCCTTAAGCCATGTTGGGAGTAAATCATGCATTACTCTTACTTTAGTTACTAAGTTCTTTGCTACCTCCTGTTTTGTTGCAATTACCAACACATTAAAATCCGTATTGAATATCATTTTCCAAAGTGAAAATCCAGCACAAAGTGTTGATATGCCAGTTTGACGTGATTTTAGAACTACGTTAAATCTATTATCTTTAAATTGAGTTAAAGTTTTTTCCTGAAATGGAAATAATTGAAAAGGTATCTTACCCCTAACAGGATGCTGAATCATACAATACTTTTTCATAAAATGTATCGGGTCTACCGCACATTTTTTGTACTCTTCTGCAATAATCTCTTTTAACGATTTTTTTTGTGTTATACCAGTACTCATATTAATCTTTAAGTGGTCTTACTAAATCGTAATTTTTATCTTTTAATTTTGTGTAAGCCTCATTTCTTAATTTTGTAACTAGTTCTATTTCTTTTTCAAAATTAACAATATCCGTCATTATTTCTGCTTTCAATTCATTAACATCTCTTTCCATACTCCAAGTTTCAATTTTACCATCTTCTTGAACTACTTCATAAGTTTGTTTTGCATCATCATACGCTTGTTGAAATTGTGCAATTACATCTTTACCATGTGCAATCATATTAGAATACATTTTATAATCTTCATATTCTTTCCACAATCCATCTACTTTAATTTGAGATTCTCTTAATGTAAGACAGTGTAAACAATATCCAGTTTTAGATATTAATTTTTTATCAACTCTACCTACTTTTATTGTTTTGCAATTATCAGATTTACAAGTATTCAATGAATCTAAATACGCTCTAACTTCAGCCATAGTATCACCCAATTCGGATGTTTCTATTTTACCAGCTTCCAATTGTTCCCAAGACCTACCATCGGTATCGGTCCATTTTTCACCAATTGTTCTTTTTACCTTTTCTTTATCTGCTCCAGAAAATGAAATAAATGATTCCTTTTCATATTCAGCCCCATGCATTACCATATCTACCAACTTTCGTCTAGTTGGATGCATGAATTTTTTATTGAATTCTCTTGCCATATTACTTACGATATATTTGTATATATAAGTATATCAAAATAAAGAAAACGATTATTTATCAAAGAAAATACCTAAAATTTGATTTAGGGGTGCGAATGCGCCTGTTAATTTGTAAGTGTTACCTCCATAGACAAATACAATACCCTCATTTGGTACAATCTTTTCGAATCCACCCAAAGCATTTAATCTTTGTAATTCTAATTTTAATTTTGCAATCTTCTTAGGGTCACCACTTGCTTTTACTTGGGATATTGTTGTTTCTAAACGTGCTACCATTTGTCTTTTAGCACTATCAGGATTTGCAGTAAGTACCGATTCCATAAACGATAATACATCCGCACCAACTCCTAAGAATATCTCCTCAAATCTCATTAGATTTTGCTTTGATATCTTTTGTTGGTCTTGCTTATCGGTTTGTTCAGCCCATGCTCTTAATTTGTCATCAGTTATTTCTGCTATACGGAAACCTTTGTCCCCAAAAGCCCATCTTTTAATTAATCCTATTTTTTGTTGATAATCTAACTTCTTAGCTTTCTTTTCTACGAAATCAGTCCACCATGATTGATGATAATCCGCCACACCATCACTATCTGCTAACTTAAACTCATTTTGAAGTTTAGTAATCATTCCTAAATACTTTCCTTGCAATTTAGAAAGGTGTTCTGATTTAGGAAGTTTATTAATTGGAGGGCCCTGTATTGTGTACTTAGATTGAACGTGTGCATTTACTTGCTTAATCATTCCACCCAATATAGATGCCGCTTGTTGGTTTTCACCTACAATAGTACCATCCATATCATAATCAAACGTACCATGAAATACTAATAGGGGTTGATTGTAGGGGATTACATTTACAGACGTTGGATATATTACTTCTAAGTTCATAAACGAACTACCATCCTTAAAAACCTTCTTACGTTGAGGTTCAGATAGGGCTGCTATTGCTGCGGATAAATCTTTCATAGCGAAATTATATGCATCGGTTAATCCACCTCTACCGGCAAACTTATCTGCTACTTGTCCTATTGTCATAGCGCCAGTTCCTTTGTTCTTTAGGTGTGATTTGTTACGAGCTGCAACTAATCTACCATTTACCCAACTAACTGCCAATGCTTGTCCATCAGTCTTCTCTCTTGCTAATTCTAAATCACCATTAAGAGCTCTTACCACAATTTGTTTTAAATCACCAAAGGTAAGATTCATCTCAATATCAAATGGATGGTTCATATGACCATACGCACCACCTTCAGTTAATAAAGATTCTTTAAGAAAATCAATTGGGGATTTTAAATCATGCTTTAATATACGATTGTAATTATCAGTTGTATCTTTATGATTATCTATTGGTAATTTTTGGTCTACTGCTTTTTTCTTTTCTCTTTTAGATGGTATTTCATCAAAGAAATCCCAACCTTCCAAATTATCTAAATAGTATTTTTGCTTATCATAATCATCCCATGTACCATTCCATTGAGTACCAGTTGTTGCATTTCCATCATTATAGAAAGCACCATTACCACTTGCTTCAGCTATACTATCACCTTCAATACTTGATAACTTTTGATAATAATTTAAATCTTCCCATAAATGGTCCATTGCTATTTCGGCTGCATATCTAATATCAGATGTATGCTCCATTTCAACTCTAATACCATTTATCAATTTAGGTTTAATATATTCTGCTGCAAATTGCTTTGGTTCGTAATATCCTTTAGAATCCCACTTATTAGCCAAATCAATTAAAGTTTTACCATTTGCCAAACCACCAGGAATTTTATCTTCATCAATTTCTTCATAACCACTTATTCCTTTGTTGTTAAGTTTTTTACTAACCTTCTTAACATCATCAGCTTTTGGTGCTCCATTAATATATCCACCCGGCAAACTCAAACCCACACCAGCTCCACCCGGCAATCCCATCTCATCTAATATAGAATCAAAATCTTCAACTATTTCTTTAATATCTTCTTTTGAAATTATTGTATTTTTTTGATTATCAGGTAATTCCCAAAATCTTTTAGGTTTTTCTAATGGAGTATCTCTATTAGTTTCTTCCCAATCTTCAACTTTATGCGGGTCATCTGCTGGATTTAATGTACTTTGTGTTACGTTTTTAACTTTATAATACGCTTTTCTAAATTGAGTTTCGGTATCTTTTGATTTTCCTTTACCTCTCATATCATCGGCTTTTGGAGTATGTAATTGAGTATATCCACCTTGATTAAACCAAGGTTCTGGTTTTGTTGTATTTAATATTCTAGCTTTTCCATCAGGAATATATCCAGTATCAGGTTCACCAGGATCTGCACCGTATCCACCGAGATTAATTTCTTTTAGGTTTTCTTTTTTAGGAATTCTAAACGTTGCTACCTTTTTACCATTGATTGTTGGCATCCCCCAATCATCAGTTCCTATTGTTTTTACAACTACTTTTTTATTTTTAAATCTACCCATTAAAATAGTATCACCAATTTTTACGTTTAGTTTAATTTCTTCGTTAATACATTCTTTTAAACTCTTTAACTTAAGAGTAATTAATTTAAATATCTGAGAATCAAACTTTGGATATGCTTTTGTAAAGTTTTTCTTTCTATCATCCGAGCTACCAGCACTTAACCAATATCTAACATCAGTACCACTAATAGGATTTGATTGAGCAGGTGAAGCATACACATATCCTTTATCCAAATATCCTTTCTCTACTTTGCCTTTATATGGAGTAAAGTATTTACCACTTAAACGATTTTCATCCTTCTCTCCAACTACAACTATTAAACCAGTTGTATCAGATTCATACTTTTTTAGTATTTCTTCAGGCGCATATGGATTTTTAATATTGACAATTTTGTTTGATGGAATACCAAACATTGTTGTCATTATTACTTTCTTTTCCTTAAAATTAAATGGAGATTTCTTTGAATCGGTAACATTAGAAGTTCCGATATATACACTATCCTTACCGAATTTGCGTACTAAATTATCATAAGTTGCGTAGTGTCCTTTATGAAATGGTTGAAAACGACCCGAATAGACAACAACTACTTTGTCCATTTGAGCCGCTTCTCCCAATATTGTTTCTCTTAAAAAGTTTGATAATTCGTTCATTATATAGTTCTTGCTATATAAATATTCGATATTATTGTTTTACTACTTTCATTCCGCTTCCAGAAGATTGTTGTGCTTGCTGTTCAGCTTGTTGTTTTCTAGTTGGTGCACCTGGTTGATATTGAATTGTACCGTCTTGTAAGTTAATTCTACCTTGTGGGTATCTATCATCCAAAGCCTCAATGATTTCTTTCAATTGAAAATTAATAGATTTAAACTCATCTTCACCTTTTTGCAAAACATCATCCAATCCGGTTAATTCATCTTGGATTTCTTTTTTTCTAAGATAGATTTGTCCAAATTCATTAATGATACCTGCAGATTTTTGATTTAAATCTTTAATACTTTCTAGCACATTTTCGTCTAATTTAACGATTTCAATCTCAACTGTTGTTTTTTGTGGAATGTTATCTAATCCTGCCATAATTTTGTTTTTTATTGTTTATATATATAAGTATATTGTTTTTTATTTTTTATAAGAATTTTTCCAATTCTTTTATTACCATTTCTGATGTTATTGAGTTTGTACACTCAAATTGTCTATCAGTTCCCTTATGGTCCGGACACCAATTCCAATCACCAGGATCCAATCTAAGTCTATTAAAACATCCCTCACATTTACCTTTTGGTGCTGCTACTCTATAACAATCTTTCATCTCGGCCCAATCGTATGAGAATCCACTAATCAATACAGTTGGAACATTTAAACTCCAACTCAACCAACTCAATCCACTACCAATACCAATAAATGCTTTTGATTTTAACATTTCATCCATTACCAATTCTAATGGTCCATTGGGATGTTGTACAATTCCGTTTGGTAATTTATTTCCCATATAATCATCACCCTCTCTCGAAAGTAATTTTACAACATACCCACGTTCCTTTAACCAATTAACAACATCTTGCCATCCTGTTGGGTTATTCCAAAATTTAGATTGAGCGGTCCCAAATATACCAATACAAACTTGTTTAAGATTTGGGTCTATTTTTATATTTCGTTTTTTTATTTTAGTTCTAACTTCTATGAAATCCAATCCCAATATATCGGAACACATTTTTTGCATTGTTTGTGTTTTAGGGTCTATTGGATTTTTCATTAAATTTATAGAACTATCATCATTGTAAAATAATCCAACACAATACATCGCGTAAAGATTTTCAACAGGAGTTCCTGGTGATACAAATGTTACATTGGGATATTGTTGTATAAACATATCGTTCATAAATGTTGAAGTTGTTACTTCACATTCGTGTTTTTTTCTAAATTCTTCAACATACGCTACCCATGCCAAAGAATCCCCTAATGCCTTTGAATCCATTGCTATATAAACACGCTTACCTTTTGCATTATAAATGTACTCATACCATAATTTATCATTTTCATAAATTTTTATTTTCCATTCTACAAAATATTCAATATTTGATTTACACCAACAATTGTTTTTTATAGTTGCTGCATAATGTATTTTATTGGTTTTATTATCTATAAATTCAACTTTATATTCCGAAGCCTTACTTCCTTTTATTTCTACATACGGTCCTTTAACAAAATGAACTATCACTTTGTTTTGTACCTCAACTATATTATTTTTGTTCTTTTTTAAATTATCGTATATCATTAACTCCAAGTTTTAACTGTTAAATCCAATAAAGAGAATCCCTCTGCTTGCTTACTATACATTTTGTTTGTTGTATATCTTGGTCTTGGGTGATTGATAAATACATGATTAAACCACAAATCACCAACATCCCAACCACAATCTTTTAATCTATCGGCCCACCATTGTTTTTCTCTATTTGGAATTAAATAACAATGTGCAAGGTCTTGATTCGCTGCTGTCTTTGAAAACAACTCATCAATTTTTGTTTTTTCTCTTGATGGGTTATCTGCAAATGAAATAAATGGAACATTATCTCTTTCTGATAAGAAACATGCTTTATGTACTATTTCAACAAATTCTTCCAAACCCGTATAGATAAATGCATCTGCTTCAAATACTAAAGTGTAATCAAATTTTTCAGTATCCATAGTTTCCAATGCCATTCTATGTGCTAAGTAGCAACCATAGTGTCTACCAGTCATCCATCCTAAACCTGCACCAGGGTATAACTCACCCGGCTTATTATCTTTACTTATATGTTCTGGCCTTCTACAATTTTCAGCTGGTGCAAATCCCTCGTATGGTTGATTTACAATCGGTTCGTAATACATTCCATATTTTTCCAATTGTTTAATAGATTGAATAGATACTCTTTCTCTCATATCATTGGGTCTAGTCAACATATGTTTTATTTGAATACGAGGTTTTTTACGATACCAAGTTCTAAATCCTCTATTGAATTGTTTATAAAAGTATTCATCCGCTGCTTGGGTAACTCCAGGAAAGAAAGTTCCTCCATAATCATCACCACTAATAACACCACCTGGTTTTACTTTTTTGTACCAAACATTAATATCATTTTTTACATCTTCGTAACTATGTCCAGCATCTAACATTATATAATTTATACTATTGTTTGAAAAGTTATTAGATGCATTATGAGATGTGTCTTTTATAATATCGAATGAGCCGTAATTATTTGATAGGACTGTGTTATCTATGAACTCATAAAATATATCTCCACTAAAACTATCTACTATATTTTTATGCAATGTTTCATTATCAGTTCCTTTGAATGTATCTATGGTTGTAAATTTTATATCTTTACCAGATTCTTTAATCTTACTTGCCATATAATTTGTAGACTTACCAAACCAAGTTCCTACTTCAACAAATGTATCTTCGTTATTTAATAAAGTAACTACATCGTTATATATATCTTCGTATGAAAACCAACCAGGTATTTCATTAAATTGCGGTTGTAGTTTTTCTAATATAATTCTTTTAATTAATTTTAAATCGTCATCAATATAAGTTACCAATGGATTATTATCATATGTATCCAAATATGTATGCAATTTTCTAAATATACAAGGAAGTTTATATGAAAGTGCTTCTTTTATTGAAAGTGGATTTAATTCTAGTTTAGATGCAAAATAAAACATATCTACTGCAGAATAAAATGTATCCACATCGGTTCGTTCTCCCCATATTACACAATTTTCAGGAACATGCTCCATCAATGGGCCCCAATAATGTTCAAAATTTCCGGCCTGATTTCCTACGAAGTGAAATTTAATTTTATATTTTTGTAGTTGAGTTGCTATTGCAAATATTTCTCCTTGATTTTTACCTGGTGCAAATAACCCAACATTAAGTACATGCTTCCAAGTTGGGTCTAATCCTAATTCCTTTTGTGCAGCCTCTTTATCAAATACATAATCTTCAATAGGATATTGCCATATGTCGGTTTCTACTCCAGTTTCAATAAATCTCTGTCTACTCCATTCTGATACTAAAATGTATTTATCAGGATGGTAAGATATTTCAGATGGGTTAGTTAATGAACCATGTGTAGATGCTACAATAAAATATGACCTATTTTTTTCAAATATTTTATCTAATACAAATGGAGCTAAATCAAATTCTGGTATTTCTTGAAAATGTATAATATCAGGATTAAATTTCTGAATTATCTCTAGTATCGTAGATTTATCATCCCCCAATGTATGTATAGGTACTAACGATTTGATTCTATTTTTTTGAACAACAAACGCATCACCACCGCTATTGTTTATTTCAACAACTTCAATCTCAAAATCTTTTATGAATTCTTTTACCTGCTTATATAGGTATTGTGGTTGTCCTCCGGTAGATAAATGGGGAGCAACATAGAGTAACTTCTTTTTTAACATATTTTTATTAATTGTAACAAAGATACGAAATTATATTGAAAGCACCAAATTTATTTATTCTGCAGATTCAAATAAAACAACACCTTCTTGCAAATCAACTTCTCCCTTTGGATATAAGTTTTCCAAATCTTTGATAACTTGATTAAATTCCAATCCAATTTTGTCAGATTCGGTTTCTATATTTTCCTTAACAGATTCCAATTTTTTAATTTCCAATTGCAATTCTCTAATTCTTAAATGAATTTGTCCTAAATTTAATATCAATTCGTTTGCTTGAGTTTGGTATGATATTAGAGTATCTAATGTTTCCTTTGGTAATTGTTCGGTCTTTTGTGCCATGAGTTAGTATTTATATATAAGTATATATTTTTAATTTTTTTATACTGGAATACTAATATACTAAAGTGGAGGAGTTGGAAATACATATGGAATTGTTTCCGGTATATCCCTTAATTGTTGTCTATAAACCGCCCATTCTTCCTGCTTTTCAGATGTTAGTGGATTATTTGGCAATTGTGTCCAATCCGATTGGTTAAGTAAATTGTTTCTATTACTTTTAACTATTGCCAATTCGTTAGCATCTATTTCTTCTTGTATAAGTGGAGTATGTGTGTGCACTCCATCTATTAATTTATATCTACCAGTAGTAGCTTCTTTCCATTGCTCTTCTGTCAATTCTACATTTGGTGTTGGTATGTTATCACCATGTATTTCTTCAGTATAGAATCCGGTATAATCACCTGTCTCATTAAATGTTGCGTAGTAAATCATATATTTTTATTTTTTTAAGCTCCAATTGCCGACCACCATCCACCTACTGCATCAAATACTGCGCTAAATCCTGCTGTTGTTAGACTACCAGCATGATTATATCCATTTGCTCCCGAATTGAGTCTGTTTGTTGTTACATGTACTGAATAAACAGCATTAGGGAACGTTATTGGAAATACCACAGGTGTTGCTGTTGTAGTGTAGGCTTGGTATCCCCATTGTAATATAATTCCATTTGTTAAATATGTATATCCGTTCGTGGCTGCAACGTATGGAGTTCCATAGTAATGCGCAGAATACATATAATCATACTTTTCATAAGATGAACCAACCGTTCGTCCAGTATCATTTGGTAGTATATTATCCGTTCTGATATTTCCACCGAATACCTTAAGTAAATCCCCAACAGCCGCTCCCGTAGCTCTTCTTGGTATTCTAACATATTTATCCGAATCCGATATTACTTGCAAACCACCTGCATTAATTTCAACAAAGTTGGCTGGAGCTAGTATTGACATTGTATCACCGAGTGCTGTCATTGTACTAAACGCATTAAACGTCCAATTTGAAACTGAAGTGCTATAACTATCGACAGTCGCTCCTAAACTTACCGCGGTGCCCGCTGCTGCGTAAAAATAAAATGCATATCTAAATCTTATCAATCCTGTAGCACTTAAGAATATATTGGTTGTAATTTCTCCACCGGTAAATGGATACGAAACTGCAGATATTGTATTTGCAGGGGTAAGTGCCCAATAACTAGGATTGTGTGATATTATATCATTTGAAATGTAGTTATGTGCAACAGGTACAACAAACGTATATACAGTTTGAACACTTTCAATAATTTCAACATTATCTACAATTACTAATTTTATAGTATTGCCATCTTTTATATTTATTTTACTTTCACCCGGTATTAAATCACTTACTTTTATTTCTGCATTACCGTCTAGCCAAAATCCATGTGTTTCGGAAACTTTCACTTCCTTACCGCCAGCTGATACTTTGAATATTTTATTAACAGTTCTGGTTTTGATATTTTCTATTTTGTATTTTTTAAACGAACTATGCCAATCCCACGCCGTAATAATTTGTCCTACGATAACATCTTTTGCGTAAATACTTTCACCAAATTCATTTATAATTAAAGTATCACCCGTAACGGAGTAAAAATCTTCTATATAATAGTTACCCTCATCATACTCTCCGGTTGAACTGGAATTACCAATATACGACTGCCCTATTACACTATCATCACTAACCTTAACAGCTTCTAAATACAAATACGCAACCGCTGTTTGTGGACTAGAGTATCCTCCGTGTTTTTGCTCTGAGTATTGAGGGAAGTACGATGGAAAGGTGGTGGTATGTGATATTGAATTCGGTGGTGTTTCTACTTCGAAAGTAGGTATATTCGCAGTTACTTGTACAAATCCAAGTTCTGTAACGTTATATCTACCTAAATTATTTACGCCATCCGATACACTACCGGAAGTTGTATATGCCGAATATTTTACTTCTTGAGTAGTATAGCCCGCTGTGGTTGTTATAGATGGAGTTGGTAATGTATATGAACCAGTAAGATATAATATTATAGGTGTAGCACTTGGAGATGATAATGCTTTTACAGGAGAAATACTTACTTTTTTTACCCTACCAGCACCACTACCAGTATAAAATTGTATTTCAGGAATATTTGGGTCAAGTATTATTTGAGAATCAGTATCTCTTAATGCTCTTGTAGTAGCATCAATAACCCAATCCCCAATTTGTCCGTCCGTTGCGTTTATTGAACCTGTGATTTCAAAATTAGTACCATCAAATTTTATTTGATTTCCAGTAGGGTCTCCAAATCTAGCCCTTCCAGTTTTATCCATAAAAAATCCAGCTCCTGCATTAAATGCAGTTGCATCGACGGAACGTATTATACCAATACCATCATCATCACTACCCATAACTAATGCTCTTGTAATAGTTGCATCCTGTGATAATAATACATCGGTTGCTACTGAACTAAATGTTGCTCCAAATGATTCCCAATATGTTGCATAATCAACACCAGTAATTGGTTTAGTTGAAACACCCCCACTACCTACTGCGGTTGTGTGATTTACCTTACATAAATAATATGCACCATCACTTCCTTTTACAACATCACGTCTTGTCGCAGCTGCAGGTGATGCTGGTTCTCTGAAATATTGTTTAGCAGTAGTTCCATCGGATTCAAATTGAGCCCACGGTCCTCTATAAACTACACCAGGACCGGGTCCACCAGTAGCACCGAGAGCTCCTGAAGTTCCAGATGTTCCTGCTGAGGCCGCAATTGCCCAAGGACCAGAACCGGGATATCCAGTTAATGCATTTGTATCGTTTGTTGCAATGTTTTGATAATTTTGTGCTTGCGCCGATGTACATCTCCAACTTTGTCCTCCGTATGAAACTATATCATTTGTGTAATAAGTATCTCCAGATGTCCAAGCTCCCCTTAACGAACCCTCACTAACACCCGGTTGAATTTGTCTAATTGCCCCTATAATAGTTAAAACATCACCATCCCAAGACATTCCCTTTCCAGAAGTAGAAGTAGTTTTTATTGAGAATCTACCAGTTGTACCGAAAGAACCATTTTCATACATTCCTAAAAATATACCAGGCTTATCATATCCGATAACACCAGATCCAGTGGTTGATGTACCAGATGTACCAGCCGTTCCAGCAGTACTACCAACTTGCCCTAAAGCAATATATGGGTCCGGTCTTCCTCCGTTTATTACAATATTAGCAAAATCACCACTGGTATCCTTAGTACCAACGTTTATAGAATTCTTAACATATGATTTTTCAAATATTGCCAACTTAGCTGCCACAAAGAAATCTTGCGTTCCCAAATATCTCCAATATGCTACTGGTGGTACTTGTGTTGTACTTGGTGTTGGTGCTTGTGCTAGTACATTAAAAGTAAAACCTGCAGGTGGCGATACTCCTCTATAAAAAGTTGATGTAGTTGGATTTACCCAAGTGTTTGGGCCAGACCCACTAATTGCTGCATAATATTTTGTATCATCTGAAGTGGCTTGGTAAGTAACAACATCCAATCTATCATTTATGTTTTCAACTGAACCATAATAATCTTTAGTTGCATCCCACTCACCTCTCATAACAAGACCCGGGCCTACATTACCTTCATATTGAATTGATAGGGATTGTGTTTTATAAAAAGTTTGCCTACCTTCACAATTAATTTCATAAACTATTTGCGCACTTGGATTTGAAGCCGGTGTAGCCCAACCTATAATATCTCCCATTGTTGCGGGTGCACCAGGAACAGGGTTACCTCCAGTTAAAGTTCCGGCTAAAGTAATTATACCCGATGAATATGAGTCTATACTAATTCTACATTTATCTTTATATCCATAATTTCCGTATGCATCAAGATCAGGACCTGGTACCAATGGATTATAATTCGTATTCACCAATTCAGTGCCTCCTCTATAAACTCTAATTTGTGTACCAGTTCCAGCAAATGATAACGTACCCGCTACTTTATAAACTGCGGATGAATTTTCATTAGTCATCTTTACATCATACGGAGGTGGTGGTGTAAATTGAACAGATATTGATTGAGTTACAAATTGAGTTTGTCTAGCTAACGGTCTTACCAATGGGTCAGTTGTAGATGAATCTCCTTCAAAATCTACTCTATATACAATTTTTCCAGATGTATTTGTAGCTGGCGTAGTCCAACTAATTATATCTCCAATTGAAGCGGGGTTTGATAATGCTGTGAGCTTTGGAGGCGTTCCTCCAGTTAATCCAATCCAATTATCTTTATAAACTATCGATGCGGATGAATACCCTAATACCCCAATCGGATTCCCCTCAAAGTCTAAATTTTCATCAAATAAATTGGCTTGTGGTAATGCACTAGTTTCATTTATTAATTGTTGAGTACCATTAAATGTGGTGATTTTCATACCGGTATTAGAAAATATAGTAGGTCCCCATAAATCAGCGGTTATAGCAGTGCTTTCATTTGATGCTACTAGCTTGTATGAGTCTGCACCGGCTTTTACACCACTTATCGTTAATTGAGCTTCTGCCCTATATGGATTTACAGTTGGAGATGTGTATGGATTTCCATCAGTAATTTTAACTTTAAATGTTTTTATTGAACCGGGTGCTACATCCTCAAAGTTTACATCTGGTAATGTAAATGTTACAGGATTTCCCGCGCCGGGTATTGGTGCGGATTCACCACTTTCAGAACCATCCTGCGCTATTTCCGATATTACAATATATACCTTATCAGCCGATGCGGTTGTATTAAATGCAGTTGCTGATAATATAATTGGCGATTGCGATGCTAACGATACTCTACCATTTCTATCATAGTTTACTGTATATGCGGATGCTTTGAAATCTACACTACGAGCTTTAGGTGGTGTTACATTTTTTGTAAATGTTTGCGTACGAGTAAAAATAGATGAAGTAGGTTGATGCCCAGCACCCAATGCGTAAGGATATACTTGAAGTGTATAAAGTGCACTTGCAGAAACAAATGGATAATCAAATCGATTATAAGTTACAGTTCCTGTTAATCCAGATAAAGATGAAGATGCTATTTTTGTAACTTGAATAGCATTTGCAGCTATTGAATTAATTGTGTATGTACCTTTTCTAGTATCGGCGTTTGCAAAAGATTCAGTTGTTGTTAATTTTAAAAAATCATCTCCGTCTTTTACTTGTATCGTTGTATTTGCTGCGGAGTATCCACCTGGTGTAATGTATCCAACTTCATCTGCTGTTAATGCTACCGATGTGGGTGATATTATTATTTGAATTGGCGGAGCTCCTTCTAATATCTTTGTATAGTTTACAAATACACTAGCGCTATAAATCGAAGATGTAAAGTATGGATGTATAATTAAGGGATACTCAATACTTCCACTTAAATCTGTCATATTTGATGAAGCACTTACTATTAAAGATGCAGTATATGGTACTAAAAATGATGAAGTAAATTGAACATTACCGGCCGTAACATTGGTATCTATTATAGATGCCGTTGCTATATAGAATGTACCATGAGTATTTAAGTTATCCAACACATGTGCACTTGAACTAAACGCAAGATATTTAGAACCTTGCTTTAATCTAATATCGGTTATAGATGGTCTGTAATCATTTACAATCCCTCTTGAATTTGCGCCAAGAACTACTGATATTGGACTTACTTCAAATACAATACTTTCATCTCCTTGCTTACCTTCCGGTACAATTGTAAATGTTTTATCAATACTAACGGATGCCGATGTCCAAGGTTCAGTATATGTAAATGTTAGTGTTAAATTTTTAGTTTGATTTAAAGGACTTCTAACATAGAATGATTCAACTCCTTCTGGCTTTTGTGAAGGTATTAAAATTTTATTATCATCTTTAGCAACAACAGTAATTGTTGGGTCTAAACTTTGAGTCATATAATACATCCAATATTCAGGAACCCAATCTCTATTTATTGACATTGATGGGTATACTTGAAATGATGCTGTTACTGCGTCGATTTCAGCTGCAGCCGTTCCTCTTTTTGCAAATGATGCAGTTGCAAATCCAAATACTGGTTTAAATAATTTATCTGTTCTTGGATTTATTGTAAATGAATCTGCGTTATAAATTACAACACCACTATCCAATCCATCTTGTAAATCTTCTAATATTTGTGATGCAACAACGGATGCTGATGCTATATATGCCGGACTAGATGCAGCGGATGCGGATGATATCAAATATATCGTTCTTCTAAAATCTATCGAATCTCTATTGAATATTGCGTTATAATTAATTTCACCACTACCCAAAGAACCAGTTATCAATCCTCTAACATACCCACTAGAAGATGCGTATGATAAATTTACAAATTTCTCAGCTCCATCAGCCGAACGAGATATGATGTGTAATTGTTTATCAGGCCAACCTTTTTCTGGTTTGGTTAAACTACTCAATTGAATATCATTTACACCATCTATTCGTATAGCCTGAATCTCTAAAGATGATGTACTACTATTTCTAATCTGAGTACCTCTATACGGTCTAATCAAATAGTTTACCCCACCAAATCCGTCTAATACTTTAGTGAATATAACAGTATCAGTATATCCTTCAACTTCTCCAGTAATTTTTACAATTTGTACTAACTTATCGCCTCTAGAACCTGTGAAATTACCAACAGTCATTGTAGGAGCATCGGATGTAATATCACTAAGTAATCCAGGATATCTTTGGCCGGTAAATGATGCGGTATAATCTGAAGCAAATAACTCATCTCCAAAAAAATCAAAAGATTGTGATGTATAATTGACTGAACCTGTTAGTAAATTTTTTGTCACCGTAAACCCTACAACAGTCGGTGGTACTGGATTTGAACCCGAATCAAATTGAAATGTTAGCGATCTAGGTGAAAATACTAATCCTTTTTGTATTCTTTGTAAATTTCCTCCATCAAATGTTTTTGTTTCTTCAACTAATACAGGTATATAATTATTATTTATATCGTAAAATTCAAAACGATATATAAATGTTTCAACTGGTAAACTTCTTGGTACTGATTGAATAAATGTAATTTCATCTGGAGAAAATGCCGTTTCTTGTGATGCTTTTAAACTAACATCGGCAATATGCCAATCAAATCCTTTTATGTCGAAATATAATCTAGCATTATTTATTTCTTCAGCTTTTATATTTTCAGTAATAATTTGTTTTTCAAGTAAAGAATTTTGAGTATCTAATCTTACAATACTTTGTTTTACTTGAAGTGTAGCAGGTGAACCATTTACAATTGTTTGTTTAGAACCACTTAAATATGCTTCAATGTAATTACTACGATTGCCAATTGCTTCTTTTCTAACATTAAAATTTAAACTGTATTCAATACCTTCATTTATATTTAATGATTTTGTTGTAAAGAATTTATTTACACCGGATGTACTGTTTAATTTTATAGAATCAAATAAAAACGATTGTTCAAATGATGCATCCAAATCGTTTGAGGATGTTACCCAATATTCTTTAAAATTGATATTATCAAATAATCCATAATTTTCTTGATTTTTTGTAGTAGATGCTAAATCAACTAAAATTTCATTTGATTCTAATTGTATTTCTTGAACAAATTGAAAATCAGATAAGTCTGCCGTTGATTTCCTAAATATTTTAACTCTAGCACAATCTCCCACAAAAGTAGTCAAATCCGCTAATGTTATTTTTGCAAATGAACCAGTTAATGCCGTTTTTAAATTATCTACACCCTCGGTATAATTAAATATTCCGGTATATGTTGCATTTTCAGTATTAGCTACTAAGCCATATTCAGTATATGGTGGCTGTACTAATATTTCTCTTGAATTAATTACCTGGGTTACTAGTGGTTTATATGGTATAAGTGGTGCCGCACTTCCAAGTGGAGAGGTTGCATCTGATACTAATAAGTTGGTATCTAAATACGTTCCAACAATAGAACCCGTCCAAAACGAATTACCAACGGTTTCTAAAATATAAGTTCTCGGTGATGTATAATTTGTTAATGAAGTGCCCGCCACAGGAACCTGTGCAATACCATTTATAATTCCACTTTGAGTTTTTGGTGCAACTACATTTGAAAATATTGGTTTAACTATTTCACTAATAGTGACTTCAGGTCTTACATAAAATCTTACCTTATCTTCATTTGAAAGTAATCTATTTACTTTAAATTCTCTTTCCCACTTAACGTTATATATACCAGCCCATTCACTAGGAATTGGTTGAGCAATACCATCCCCATCCAAATAAGTTTTTAATTCTCCCAATATAGTAATTTTCGCATTACCAATTGGAGTATCTTCATATATGTAAACAGCTATAACTTTTGATAACCCCTCATAGTACTCAGGAACACCATTACCTGGTTCAAAATAAATTGGATTACCTTCAACGTCTAATATTTCTATTTTTATATCAGTACTCTCTTTTAAATACTCAGAGCCTTCAATTAGAAATCCATTCTTACCTCCAGTAAATGATTCTTTAAATTCAGTAATTCTAAAATAATCCGAATTTGGATTTGTATCTGTTACAAATGTTTGAAAATAAGTTAAATTTTGCGTTAAATTATCCGCATATTTTTTGATTCTTGCCATGTATGTTCCTATTAATTAGTAATAAATATTGTGTTTAATATTTATAAATAATAAAAACTAAAGAAAACTAAATAAATCTAAAGAATTATGAAAAAATATGCTATGATACAAATTGATGCCGAAATACATCAAGTATTAAAGGAATTTTGTAAAGAGAAAGGATATAAGATAAATGGGTTAGTAGAAACCCTTATAAAAGAAAAGGTGCATTCTTTGAGTAAGAACGCACCTAAAAATGTATTACCAGTTACTAAAAGTTAATCTTAGAGAACCCATCTACTTTTTTAATTTCAATAAGTCCATCTACAATATCTCTCATTTGTTCTAAGTGAGAAATAACCCAAATGAAATCAAATTGAGTTTTAAGATACTGCATCATCATAAATAAGGATGATAGATTATCCGCATCCAATGTACCAAACCCTTCATCAATTACTAAGAAGTTAGGTCTAGGCAGGTTGCATATGTTAATTAGAGCCACTCTAATCGCTAGGCCTGATATAAACTTCTCCATACCACTACACATTTCTAGAGCCCACTCCTGGTCCTCGTAAACGATTCTAGCGTTAATGTTCTTTCCATCGGTATCCATTGATATTGAGAAGTCTACCACCTGTCCTAATATGTTGTTCACTTCGTTTTCAATTGCTGGAAGTGCTTTGGATATTAACTCATAAGGTACTCCATCTTTCTTAACTGCATCTAAGTAGAATGTATATAATTGGTTTTTACTTTCTAATTCTTTTACTTCCTCCATCTTAGCTACCATATTATCAATGTAGGTTTTTGTTGCACCTACCTCTGACATTAATCGTAGCATAAGTTTGTTCACATCGGATATTTGCTTTTCAACACCTTGTTTTAACCTACGAACATTTTGAATATGAATATCTAATGCCTGATTCTTTGTAATTGTTTCTACATTATCATTATATCGTTTGATATCCGCTTTTGTGGTTTCTAACTGATGCTGTAATAATTCAATTTTTGAATCCGCAGTTTTACCATCAGCTTCTAATCTTTCTCTAATGGTAATTAATCTACTATACTCGTTTGTCCATTGTTTCCATTGACGGAATTGGTCTTCAACTCCAGCCAATTCACCCAATTGATTTATAAGAGCACCATGTAAAATGTTTAGAGTTTCTAATTGATTACCCTGCTCTCCTAATTTCTTTTCAGTTTCTTTTGCATCCTTTACGAATACATTGTTCATACAAAAACTACAATTAGGGTCATACTCATGCTCTGCTAAGTGCGATAACTTCTCTTTGTTGGTTTCAATTGTTTGTTCCAATAATTCAATCTGATGTAAGGTATCTTTAATTTGTCCTTTGACTAAATTCAATTGAACTTGTGCTTCACCAATATCAGTTCCGTTTATAGTAACTTTGGAATCAATCATTTCCTTAGCTTCTCTTACCAACTCTTTAGCCTCCGTATGCTTTATAGTTTTATCAAATTTAGTATCACTCCAAGTTTTTAAATCATCTTCAATTGTTTTAAATTTTGAGTTTAATACATCAATATCTAAATTACCTTGAATTGGAATTATTTGTTGAGATAGTGTTACAATTTGTTCGTCCATCTCACCTTTTCTTTTTTCTAATTCCAATTTTTCAGAATCCAATTCATCATATTCACTTTTCTTCTCATTCAAGTCGGTTTCTTTTTGAGCTAACTCCGAAGTAAAATCGGTCTTTCTGAAATTTCTGATAAGTGCATTCACATCTTTGATGTCGTTTGTAGCAGTATCATACAGCTTATCAAATATATCCAAGCCCATAAACTGAGCCATCAAATCCTTTCTCTCCGATTGTGATTTATCAATGAATAGTGCGTTATTAGCTTGTAAAGATAAAGCAGTCATAATGAAATCCTCATATCTTCCTACATAAGTTTCAATGACTTGGTTTGTGTCTCTACGTTCCGTTCCGTTAAGTGATTCTCTACCACTATCTCCCTCTCTCCAAAAGTCCACATCCACTTTTACGTTCTTTCCCTTATTGATAATTCTACCTTCCCTACGAATACCATAGATAACTCCATCTACGGAGAATTCTAATTGGCAATGGAAATCAGATTTACGATTATTCATAATAGCAGATGCTTTATAAGCCCTACTACACTTATCAAACAAGCAAAATGAGATTGCATCAAATAGGGATGATTTACCTTGTGCGTTTGGTGCGAATAATCCCATCAATCCGTTTATCTTATCGAAGTTGATTACGTTCCTCTCTCCGTATGAGAACATATTACTGAAATCAAACTTAATTGGTTTCCAGCTTATGTTTCTTTGTAGTTCTGATGGTTGTATTCTACTATTAATGTCACGATTT